CTCTTACTGTGTAATCGCCTGATTCGTCAAAAGTTCTTCTTGCTAAATTATCTTCTAATATAGCATATTCAGTATTTCTAACTTGGTTTTGTCTAAAACCATTTTCTAATCTTAACAATTCAATAAAATTATTATCTTCAGTTGTTGTTAAAGTTTTTTTAGTTAATGTTAAATTTATTTTAAATCTGTGAGCACCTGGAGCATTTAGGTTTGATGAACCAGCAGCATTATCATTTAAACTTGCATCATCATTTGGAGTTACAAATGATTCTGTAATTGTAACACCTACTCTATAACTTGGTGTGTTTGTATATTTGTCTAGTATAATTGTTTGATCGTCAACTGATACATAAAATCCATTAATGTAATAAACACCTGCAACTATTGAAGCAGCTGAACCTGTAGCTGTTGTATCAACAACACAAGTAATTGTAGTATCAACACCACTTAATGTAGCTGTACCAGATAAAGTTTCTCCGTCTGAAAATGCAGTAGCTGTTTTAGACGTACCAGAATCAATATATTTTACATAGAGAGTATCGGGATCAGTACCGTCTGTAGCAACAACATTTACGACTCTAGCTTGAACACCTGAAGTACCACCTGTTAATGTAATTCCATTAAATGAAGATAAAGAAACACCACTTTCTATACTTGATAATTTTACGGCATAATAATTAACATCAAAAGCTATTTCACCTGGAATGACCATCGCTCCTTTTTTAAAGAAGTGATCGCCAGATCGTTCCATCTGGTTTTGTAGTATTGATTGTGCTTGTGTTAATTCTCTCGCTTGAACGGCAAAACCAGGTCTAAAAAGAACTCTATGGAACTTCTTTGACTCGGTAAAGTCATCATAATAAGGCGAGAGGTTAAAGTCTGTTGGACTTGGCATTTATTTCCCTCTAAAATTCAATTATCAATTTAACATTTTCAGTTTGATCTGAAGCTCTTGTAATCGGTGACCTGTTTTCAATATATAAAACATCACCAGAATCAGCGTCAATCTCACCAGAATTATAACCACTTGTAAATGAAATATTATCTACAGTAGTTGTTGAACTTGAAGGAGTAGCAGTAACACTTGAACTTTGTCCTGTAATAACATTTGTACCAGAGAATGCTGTTAGATTACCATTACTATCAAGTCCTTCATCATTAAATCTTGTTTGTATGTAATACAAAATATTGTTTGAACTATCCCATTCTACAACTTTACCTACAGCACCTGTTGTTGCCTGATTGATTTCTTCATCAACTGTAAAGTTACCTGATGGCGATGTTACTAAAACTGCTTTTGTTCCTCTTAAAGTAGTTGCTGAAGCAGCTGAACTTCCTGATTCAATATCTCTCATTAAAGCAACACGTCTAAAATCGTTTGCTGTTGTAAAGTCACCAGAGTTTGCTGTTTCGCCAGCTTCAAAGTTTGTGTTTAACATTACAAAGTAACCACCTAATTCTTCTATTGCGTTTTCACCGTGGCCGCCTTTTGGACCAATGATAACATCCAATTCTGAACCAGATAAACCTGTAGCGCCTGCTGTTACTATATCAGCATTTCTAATATAACCATAAGTATAACCAGAACCTCCTGAAGTAACGGTAACTGCTGATACAACTCCTGAAGCAACTGTTACTGAAACAACTCCGCCTGAACCATCGCCTTTAATACTAATACCTGTGTGAGTACCGTCTGTACCACCAGAGCCAGCAGTTTTAATTTTTACAATATCAATAGCACCATCTGTATTAGCAGCGGCAACTGTTGAGTTTGTAGCAACAGCCATAAAGTCTGTTGATAAGAAATTTGTTTGTTGAGCGGCAGATAAAGAGTACATATATTTCCACTTATAACCATCTCCTGTAGTTAGAATAGATGTAGATGTACCTGTTGGTTTTACTGTCGAAGCAACACCACCATTATTATCTAAACATTTGTAAACATTGTTATCATCTGTTAAAACATAAAAAGTAGCGTCATATAAAGCTGTAGCACCGCTATCTGCTGTTACTACACTTGAAGTAGAACCTGTTACATAATGACCATAATCGTGTCTGTAATAGTCATAAACTGTTCCTGTTGTCCAGTTTCTTCTTGGAATAACTATTGAAACGTCTGAACTTGTAACCTTTTTAGCAGCTAAAAGATCATCAAATACGTGATACTCTTGTGATACTGAATCAACTGGTGTTAAAGGAGAGGCGTCTGTGCCTTCATATTGAGTACGGCTATCACCTCTTGTAGATGTAGCCCACGCTTGTGGTCTACCAATTCCCATATAGTAAACATTTGGTGAAGCTTCTGAAAAAGATTCTACAAACTGTTCCTGGTTATGGATTCTAAATTTGTTTGTTATAATCGCTGGCATAAATTCCTCTTAATTCTATTTATATTTATACTCGTTAACTATAGCTTACCGTAATTTCTGTAGGATATGCTATATAAGTTTTTAAGTTATCATTGGCCAAATCTTGTATCTGAGCAACGGAACCGTCAGTTCCAGTTATCTTTGTTCCTACTATTCTATGATTAGCCCAATTTAACATTTGCATTGGTTGTACATAACTTCTAACCACACTATCACCACCACCTGCGCCTGTTTGAACACTAGGGTGACTACCACCATACATACTTGTAAATGCTGGGGCAACAGAATTTAAGTATAACGATTTCATTCTAGGAGCCGCAACAACATAACCATATTTTGTTTCAGTACCTCTTACAGTAATTCTTGGTTTAGATTGTACTTGTAAAGTAATAAGTTGAGTTAATGTTAAATCTCTTGTATTTTTATTTAAAGGTGTAATTGTACTATCTGTAAAGTCTGGATCGACACCTAATTCAGGATTTGCTCTTAATGTTGTTCCATCTGTAAGTGTTCCTAATCTTCTTCCAAAAATAGTTGAGAATAAAGTATTTAATACTAATTGTACACCATCAAAGTCTATTCCAGAATTAACTGTAGTAAAGCTTCTTAATCTAGCATTAACTTGCGATTGTATGTTAACTTGACCTGTAAAATAAAAACCAGCCGAGTGCATTGTTTTCTTAAATGAATCTCTCCAATCATTAATTGTACGACCAACTTTAATAACATAAGAAAAGTCCTGATAGTATAAACTATCTTGTATTCTCATAGTTGTTTCTGAAACGTGACCATCTTCATTTAAAAAAGTACCTGCTGTATTTGCTGTAGCAGCAACTGTAGCTGTCGCTGTAGCAGGATCGGTAATTTTTACTGTGGCTGTAGCACCACTTGTATTGCCTGTAATAGTTGAACCTGATAAAAATGTTCCTGTAGATTCACTTAAAGTTAAAATATTTCTGTTAGCGTCAAAAGAAACTACAGTAGCTGTGATTGATGATGAATCTAATCCTGTACCTGTAACAGTTTCAGAAGTTGAAAAATCTCCAGATTTTCCTAATATTAAAATTTTTGATCTTAATGTTAAAGTAGGAGGACTTGCTGATTGTTGATATTCAGCACCTGACTCAACAATTTTTAAACCTTGTATTCTTCCAATTTCTGAACCATAACAAAATACGGAAGCACCTGTGCCAACTGAAGAATCAGGACCTCCTGTAGAGCCTACGGTTATAATTGGTAATGAAAAATAGTTTGAGCCGCCATCTATAATTCTAATATCAGTAATATCAGCATTACCTGTTCCAGCTTCTTGTACTATTTTATTACCTGTGTAAGGATCACTTCTAGTTGTTTCATCTTCTAAAACTAAATGATCTTCTTCCGTAGAAGTTGATTCTTCTTGTGTAAATCCTCCGTTTACAACTGAAACTTTTGCTCTTGCTGAACCGCCACCTGAACCTGTATTATCAAATACTATATCATCGCCTATTTCGTAACCTGAGCCACCATTATCAACATAAAAATTTGTTAAACTACCTCTACCTATAGCGTCAACATTTATAATAGCACCTGTTCCACCACCTGTCACACCAACTGTTTCTCCCTCGGTATATAAAGAACCATCATTTGTTAATGTTGTAGAATTTGGTATTCCTGTAATTGTTGCTTTTATAAAAACATCATCATCATCTGTAGCTGTTCCTCTTAAAATTTCATTTGTTTGAAAAGTACCAGAGATGGTATCTTCATTTAAAATAAATTCTGTAACTAAATTTTCACCTACTTGAAATTTAAATACATTTTCAATAATTGCTGTAGCACCTGAAGTTTCGCCTGTAATTGTTCTTCCAACTAAGTTTGTTGTATCACCTGTTTGTAGTTGAGCTGAAGTTTGAATAGCTCTTAAAATTAATTGAGTGTCCCATTTACCATCAGAAGCTCTTAACATATTTTCTCTAGGATAAATTGTTTCAGAGTCTTCGTTAAATAATAATTTAAAAAATAATTCGTGGCCTCTATTTGTACCTTTTGCTTTATAAAGTGATTTTACATTTTTAATAAGGTTTCTTTTATTAACACCAACATTTAAATTTTCTGGTAATGTATTTAAAAATTCATTTCTAAATTTTGTTAAAAAGTTTGAAATAACTTTATCGGGATCTCTAAAGTTTAATAACTCTTGTATATTAGTTACAGGATTTGGACTGTAGTTATTAATAACAGCACTTGCGTTTGAAGAAGCACCTAATACTGTTTCACCTATGATAAATTTATCTTGTGCTGAAATAAACAAACGGCCATTATTTAAGTCTTCAGCAAGAACTGTAGTCGTAGCACCTGAAGTTTGACCTGTGATAGTTTCACCTCTTGTAAATTTACCAAAGGCTGAACTTTCTAAAATGATTTTATCACCAGCGTCTAATTGTGTTCTATCAGAATCAATACGAGAACCATCTAATAACAAAGCATTTGTTTGTGCTGTTTCTGTTTCTAATTGAATGCCGTCTGTAGTTTGTACCGAAGTTACATCTAACTCGGCAGATTCCATAAAAGTGTAATATGTTTTTACAAACTCTAAAAATTTAGGGTGTTGTTCAACAACGAACTCTGGAGCCTGACTATTAATCAGTTGTGATATTTTGTCTTTAAAAGTTGCCATTAGTAATTAGATGTTACTGTGTAACCTACACCAGCGTCAGCAGCACCACCAACAAATGTATCTGCCTCTACTGTGATTGTTGAATTTGCTGTATCTATTTCTAAAATCTGATCTCTTACAGGAACAATATCATAAGAAGCAGGCTCAACTGTGACCTCAATAACAGTTGACGAAGCTCCTCTAATATTTTCTACTGAAGCGATGTCTAAAGAATTAATTGTAATTTGACCTGTTGTATAGTTAACTGTACCTTGTGAATTATTAACATATGTTCTAACTGAACCTACAAAATAATATCTTCTAATATTACCTGAGCCATCATCATCAAGGTAATAAACGTTTGTTGTATCACCTGTTATTTTAAATCCTGATGTAGTGATTACACCACCTGTTCCTGATTTATGACCTGTATGTGGATTAAAAATACCATTTCTAAAGTAAATGTCATATCTTGTAGAAGAACCGATAGTCGGTGTAAATGTTTTTCTAATTTTTAATGTTGTTACATTTGATAAAATACTTGTATCAACATCATCAATTAAACCTGTAACTTTTGAGTGTCTAAAGATACCATCAAATTTTGATAATGTATTTGTATTGTAATTTGAAATAGCAGTTAAAACTTCAGACTCTAAAGTGTCAGCTGTTTTGGTAGTTGCCTTTTCATCATACTTTATGTTTGATGTTAAAAGTATTTTTGTAATTTCTGGATCAACAATTTCTGGTCTTACAGAAGCCACATTGAATTTTTTTAATTGTGTTACAATAGATTGTTTAGTTGCGTCTGTTAAAGTAGAACCTGAAGCGGCTTTAATAGCAATTTTTATAACACCATAAACTGGCGTTTCATCATCTTCACCACCCCAAGCTGAAACTGATTGAGCATTAGGATATAATTCTTGTACAAGTGTTTCGTAATCACCTGTTGTTACTGCTCTATCTTGTCTAGCATATTGTAAAGGAGCATTAAATCGAATTGACTCTTTACTTTGTGGTTCAGCGCCACCTTGAGCACTTGAAACTGTTGTAATCGTTACGTCTGAAAAAGTTTCAATAGCACCTGACAAAGCAAAAGTTGAAGCACCATTAGCTTCAGTTTTATTTGTAACGATATATTCTAATATAACAATATTACCATCACTTAATGCTTTGCCTACTACACCATCTCCAAAATAAACTTCAAACTTACCATCTTCAACTTCTTGTAAAAAATAAACTCTACTTGTTGAATCTAAACTTGTAAAACCTGTAGCTAAAGTATATGTTGCTGTTGTTGAATCAGATGATGAGTTTTGAATTTGTACTTTTAAAGTTGTTGTGTCTGCTCTATTACTAGGTATTATAAAACGTTGGTCAGGATCGGATGTATTAACTGTGTATCTATAAGTTACTAAAGTACCTTCATAAACAGGAATATTAGAAAACTGATAAACGCCATTTGTAGGCGTTAGTGTATGAGAAGCATTAGTAACAAATTGATAAGAAGTATCGTTTACACTTGTTGTAAAAACTGTTCCTTTGGCCATTGTAATGGAAGCGCCTGAAGCATTATTAACTAAAATATTTAATGAAGCTGAAGGAGCTTTTGCTGATGTAGGAGTGTAACCTAACATCTTTGCTAATGACACAATATTTTTTCGTATATCAGCACTATCTAAGTACATTTCATTTGCTAACATATTAGCATTGAAACCTAGATAATGTGTATTGTAAGCTAATAAATCTAAAAGTATGGAAAAACCTGATCCTTCAAAATCATAGTCCTGAAATTCTGATTGTGATTGTAAAAATGTTTTTAAATTTTGTTTTACTAAATCAAAATCTAAATCTGAAACTATTAATTTATTACTTGCCATTTTATCTTAATCTTTCTAAAAATGTTGTTACAACAACTGGTTCATTTGTAGCTACTACATAAAAGTAAATAGAAACTTTTAATCTGTTTTTATCAGGCTCATCATCTATAGTTACATTTTGTAATGAAGCTCTTGGTTCATAATTTTTAATAATTTCTTCAATCTTTCTTTTTAAAAATATACCTGTTATAGGTGTAAAGTTTTCAAAAAGTAAACCTCTAACTCCACTTCCTAATTCTGGATGAAAAGGCCTTTCATAAAAATTAGTTTGTATTAAATTTTTAACACTTCTTTTTACAGCGTCAACATCTTCAACTTTTGGTATATCATTTGTAACAGGATTTCTTGTAAAGTTTAAATCCAAATCTGAATAGATTCTGTTACTTCTTTTACTCTTATTTGTGCTTGAAGCGTCATAATTTGCCATAGTGGTAATATTTATACACTAACCACAAAAGATATTTGAAGAACCGCTGGTCATAGCACCACTATCAGCACTATCGCCTATTCTAGCTATAAAAGCGCCAGCAATTCTAACAGTTGATGAACCTACATTAACGTATGCTACGTGATCTGGACAAGGTGGATTTGGCGGAGCAGGATGTGATACTGTTGGATCGCCAACTCTAGCAATTAATATACCATTTGCTCTAACTGTTGATTGTCCTGGAGTATCTAAAGTGGTTGTACCCACACAAGAATGACCAGTTGATAAACTATCGCCTTTTCTACAAATAGCAGGCATTAAACACGTCCTTGGCCTCTATAAGGTTTAAAACTTCTTTTAAAACTTTTGTTTGGACTTTTAGAATGTCTGCCTCTTCTCTTTTTTCTAGTAGACCCTCTAAAATTTGAAACTCCTAATGATGATTTTTTAGCCATTTTTATGCTCCATTAAATGAATCATAGTCCATTGAGTTAACTTT